TATCCAGCATCAGCATTGCATCAGAAATTTTGTACAAGCGTGTGGGTTCGTTGTATGGCAAACCTGCGTGCTTATTGGTTGCGGTACCCGTTAGATGAATCACGTGCGACGCAAGCGGCCCCATACTCGGCAAAGGCTCGATGGTATCAACGGTTACACCATTGAGTTCAAAATCTTCAATTGGGACGAGCATTATTAGCCCTCTTTCTTAGTGGCAGTAGTCATGCTTACTGCCGTGGTCGTTGGCTTCCCAATCTTGCCGTTAAGCAACAACATGGAAGCTTGGTTTGGCAGAAGAGAAATGGTTTTGTCTTGCTCAGGAGTCCACCATCGTCCGTTCAAACGAAGCGGTTTTAGAATGGGGTAATCCTGCTTTACGGCTTGTTTTTTCGTAGCCATGAATCAGCTCCAATAAAAAACCCCGCCGAAGCGAGGTTGAGGGTTTTGAATTGCACTGTTTATTAAATAATGCCAGAAAGATCTGGACGCTGCCCAAAAGGAAAGCCTTCTGATTCCGGGTAATCGCTGAGCGTTTTTCGGTCCTGCAGCAGTTTCAGGTAATCCGCTTCGGTCTTGATTGGTGATGTGCGCAGCTCAGTGGGATAGCTCTGGTCTTTCTCGTACTGGTCAATACGGTCCAGCACTCTGGTCAGCTCCCCGTCACGCCATTGCTTTTCTTCAGCCGCTTTAAACGGGCGGTGCCGTTCGATGTCATACTGCCATTGTCCGTCTGACCACGAGTCATAGAGCTCCGGTTCAGTTAACGTATGCGTTACTGGCAGTTCTCCCAATTCTTCAATCCGGTAATTTTCCCCGTTGTCGCGGTCAGTGGCGTACGCCATTTCTCCGCGATAGTCCAAGAACTGCTGCCACTCTCCGTTGACAAGTTTGGGCGCGTGCTGCGCGGATTGCGGCTCTGGTGGCGGAATAAAGGTGTGGTTTTCCGGTAACTCAAAGTTGTAGTCAGACACTTTGAATTCATTGCCGTACCCGTCATAAAACGACTGCCCCAGCAGAATGGGGTAAACCTGCCAGTGACCATCTTTGAACAGAACGGTTTGAGAGTCTGCCTCATACTCGGGGGGAGACTGCGTGATCGCATTCTCCGGGAACTGTCCATCCGGCTTGCCAATCACAAACGGGTTTCCATGTGGGTCAAAGTACGTTTTCCAGGTCATGTCTTCAATTTCATCAGACCAGGTGCAGGTTGCCCGGTCATAACGGGCAATCATCCCGTCACGGGAAGGCGTGTAGAGCGTCTGAGTGAAATCGTTACCCAGCGCCGTGCCTTTACTGACATGCTCGGTGGTGTTCTCAATCCACCATCCGTCAGAGGTGATACGCGAGACATGGACGGTCTGAGATTGGGCGAAAAATGGAGTCATTATGCGAGCCTCACAATCCAGTTGACTTTGCGGTGGTTAATGGTGTTTTTCAGTGCGCCGAACAGGGCAATGGCAATCGTGTGAGCATGAGAGCCAATCGCGACTGTGTGCGCATGGTTCCCCGCTGTGGACGTGGAAGCATGGCGGCCATACGAGTTTGTGTTAACACTCGAAGGCAAACCTGAGCCATAGGTTGAGTTCAATGCCTTTTCGTTCGGTGTATTCGATGCGTGGTAGTGATTCCCTGTTGTGTTGGTAGTTTTCGTTCCTAAGTCTGTTCCTGATACTGTTGAATTAGGATGCCCGTGGCTTTTCACTTCCCCTTCTTCAAACACACCCACCGTTTCGCCGTCTTCCTTACCAATGACGCCGCACCCGCGCATATCCGGAATGATGCCGTCAGGAAAGACTTTGGCGAGCTCCTGATACGTCGCCATATCAAACGCCTGACCTTTGAACATACCGAAACCGTCCGGCGCAACGTCCGTAAACCACGGAATGGCGGCGCCGACCGGAAAGATTCTGGCAGCTAATCCAAGCCAAAGTTTATCAACCAAACGCTGCGGTGTTAGTGCTCGCCAAAATTGAGGGAGTTTAATGTGCTTTTCAAAAGTAGATTCTGAATCAATATCCTCATTGGTCGCTGAGTTGCTTTTTTGTTCATACTGCTTATGAGGATCTGTTTCTGTCTTATGCGCAGCAATCCTCTCTTCTAGATCCTCCCAATCGACATACACCGTTGAAAGATCAATCTTCGCTACAACATTGTCCGCATTGGAGGAATACATCTCCACTGCATAACGCACCGAATCCGTTGCACCTTGATCTAAGGTTGGCTTGTAATCCCCTTTACCCCGGGCATAACCATAGATGGTACCGTCTTCTAAACGAATACCGACTTCGTTGATATGGAAGCCGCCGACATCTGCAGGTAAATCACCTTTGAACACCAGTAGTGTCGGAGTGTCTTCATCAAACAGCAGTGCGCAAGGAACGGCATACTCCTCTTTGATCATGGCCGTTTGTTCACGCGGGTCTTTCTCATCCGCAAGCAAACCACTCCCAAACACCATTTCAGTGACGTTTAAACTTCGGTTAAGTTGAATCGAATTGTTTTCTGCCGCAATGCCAGCGTTGGTTAAGTAACAGCGTAAATCTGTATTTTCATCAGCCATGTTTAATTCTCACTGATTTTACGGAATAAAGTGCAACGGCTCTGGTGTTGTCCATTACATAAAGTGGAGGAACGGGTTCAGCGGCGATAACGCGAATGATGCGAGAACTTTGTAGTAGTAAACCGCGATACTTCTTCGCACCATGCCGCCTTGATAGCGTAATGTTTGATGTGTCTCGCTCTGACTTGTAAGTCATCACACGCGAGTTAATACGCTGAGAGATTTCAGCGGTTAATGGCTGTTCGTCCAGCCTACCTTCAACACTTATCGAATAGGGTTGTTCTCCACGCACGACCGAAGAAGTAAACCCCAATGCTTCCAGTGCCCTTTTAAGCCCGTATCGAGTGCCTGCTTTGCTGTGAATGGCAAATGCATTCGCGGTTGTCTTACGTTGCTGGGCTTTTGAATCGCTCGGTTGCCAGTCTGCAACGCCACGTTCTGCAGCAAGCAACACCACAAACTCGTCAGGGGTTAATTCGGGATTTTTCAGATCAGGGTAAGGGTTCGCTTGCTGCGCCAGAACCTGATCCCAGGCATATTCCAACGCTTCTTCAATAAGGGTTCGACTTTCAGGCTGAGCACTCACAAAGCCATTATTCAGCTCGGACATTAACAATCACCTCCGTGCAGTGTGGTGCTTCATCCCAAGCGCACACGACATCTTCAGCAGGTTGCAACACCTTCACGCGCTTAACACCAAGTTCAAAGAACTCATGCCCTATTTCTTCACGGTCAATCACTTCTTCAAACCGGTGCTTACGCTCGGCAAAGTCTTCACCAGCTGCAACAGCAACTTCGCTAGTTACATGGTTGTTTGGGTTTGCTCCGGTATACAGATCAACTTCAATCACATAGGACTTAATCGTTGCCGCTTTCACCGTTACTTCATCACTCTCCTGAGCAATGTCATCACGGTTTAAATATTTCTGAGCCCGCGCAATTAACTCGGCACTGGGTATGCCGTCTTCACTTTCACGGCTGAGAATGGCAACACTCACCTTGCCCGTATTCGCTTCGGTCATGCGTGCTGCAGCATCTTTAACCAGAGCTGTTTGCGTTTCTTCCGGGAAGGTATAACGGACAACTACCGCGTCATCTTCTGACTCAACCGTAATTACTGGTCGTTCGTCCAGAGTCAAAGCATGGAACTTATAGCCTAAACGTGTTCCTGTGGTGTGAAACTGATAAGCAGCCAAGTCGAAACGTCTTAGCAGGTCTTCATCTGACTCCATTACTGCCGCTTTAGGCGGGAACACCGAAGTATCTGCAGCTTCTAATGTTTGACGTTTCAGGCTGTATTGCAGGGCCAGCAAATCCACCATGTCAGACTCAGTGACATACTTGCGGAACATCTGTAGTGCCCAGTAGTTTTTCTCACGGGTATCGGCAATGTATTTCAGAATCAGTGCCTGAAGCACCTGCGCCAAAAGCTCGCTGTCATTGGTGAGCGCTTCCTGTAAATATTCTGCTTTCTCTTCATCGCTATTCGCGCAATAGGTCACCGCATAATCAACATATTCAGTGAGCAGAGTTTCAAAATCTGGCTCTTGAAATGCCTGAGGCTTAGTCGTCATAAAGGTACGCTCGTGGTTACTTGCTCACCTTGCCAACTGCCGACCACAGCCACGGCAAAACCTGTTGCGGTGGCAACGGCCTGACACTGGCTAACGGTAAGCCCAGTCAGGCCATTTTGCTCATTGGTGAGTGCTTCAATGGAAAGGTTCTGGATGATCATCGCTTCAGCAGGGCTTTGATTCTTTCCCAAACGGTCAACAGCCCGATTCCCGAAAGTTCTGCGCTTAATACGTGAAGTCACTTGAGTGGTTAACACTCGCTTAATTCGGCATGTCAGTGCATCAATGCCGGTTACCGTAAGCCCGGTGTCTTGGTTAATCGCTATCATGACATCATCGCCTTACTGGTTGGGCGATTCTCATCGTCGTAATGGAAGTGAAGTTTCACACTGTAGCCATCCACAACCACATCGCCGTTTGTAATATTCATGCCGCCTTCGAATGTCGCAGCCCCACCGCCAACTCCACCAGAAACTGCAAACGCACCCTGATGATTGAACATGCCCGTATTAATGAAGTTGCCCGTGAAAATACTGTCGCCGGTTCGATTGGTATTACCTGTATGTTCCTGATCACCGATATGAGTTAAGTCAGCATTCAAGAACATGCCGCCCGGGTAGTCACAAGTCATAGTCCCAGCATCGAGGTCATAAACCTCTTTCATGCCGCCACCGTAATCGGTCATCACTTCGTTTTCTTTGAGCGTAGGAAACGGATACAGGTTGGAACGCAGCCCCATCAACGCCACGGCATTATTCAGGTTATCGCCACTGCCGAGGTTAATCAGAATGCACTGCTCACCCACACTGGGGCGGCGGTAGTGTTTTACCCGCCCTGCTGCAGGTACAAAAAAAGGAGCGCCTTTTGCCAGGTTCGCTCCAGTCTGAACATCAACAGTATCGGCATTGGCCTGTGCGACCGTTCCTAATCGAATGATGTTCTCCAATCGGCGGTTGGTACTTGCCAACTCTTCAGTCAACCATTCAACCTGCTTCTGCAGTGCTGCCATTCGCTTGAGTAATTCCATCCAGTTCCGTCCCGTCAATGTCCAAATAGGTTTCTTCAACTGGCCCCATACGAACACGCTGGCGCATGGTCAACGTTCGAGTCAGCACCCCCATCTGAGGATCAAAGCGGCTGGGAAGATTAGACACAATTTCAGCATCTTCCACGTCTTCATAAGCACCGAAACGTTGCTTAAGCAGCTCGCGTTCAAGGCGTGTCGAAGCATCCAACGCCTCAAGATCAAAGCCGCTTCTGTTGGTAGGAACTTCAATCAGAAAACGGAGCTCTATATCGTGAGCTTTTCGGCCATCGTTGGAATACTCATTGATCGGTTCAACTTCACCAACGACATAGCTGATCCTCGTATCTTCCAGTGGGCGCGGGCTTCGCACATAAGTAGAACTAATCTCGATGTTAAGCGCCTGCTCAAGGTGTTCGATTACCTTAGCGACCCACTCACGCGGCGCGCGAAAGAACGTTTCTGAACTCACGATGGAAGAACTCCTCAAACTTGCGGTTAATGTCAGGCAGGTAGTTATTGATGATGTTTTCGGTATCTTCGGAAATGTCCACCGTCACCATTTCAATACTGCTGCGCGCTTTGCCCGTTCTGCGAAACACCAAAGGCTGATCACTTCGCATCTGTGAAATAAACGCGCCTTCATAGAACTCACTGCCCACCCGAACACCTAACTTGTTTTGAATAGGTTTACCTGTGCGGTGAACTCCAATCTCGTTCACACCTATCCAGAGCTTAGAAATCTTGCCGTTCTTATAAGTACGAAAACGTGATTGCAGTGCTTTGTTGTCAATGTGCAGCTCATAACCGAGCTCTGCCATCGTCACCGCCCTTAGCCAACGGTTGGTTAAGGTAGCCGCTCGCTGTACAGCCTTAGGAACCTCTTTTTCAAACGCTTCATATCTGCGAATAAAATCGGTATCCAGCAACATTCGGTTGTTATTGGTTAGCATACTCCGACCAGCCATCTGCACGCGCTCCATTACCTTTTCGAATCATCACGTATTCACGGGTGATCTGGCTGTCAGTACCATTCCCAGTGACGGGCAACTCATAAACCAACATATAGTCGTTACCTTCGTACGTGGTACTGCACTCTTGTGGCAACAATTCATTGGTCAATAACCGATGCACCACATGCTCACCGCGCTTCGCTTGTTTGATGTAACCGTTTATCTCTCGCTGATCGCCTTCTAAAGTGGTTATCAAAATGGGATAGCCAAAGCAATCCGCGATAGATGCCCGAAGAAGCCCCCGGGCAGATTCAAATAAGCTACTCATGCTTAAGGGGCAGGCACGAACTCGGTGATCACATCACCAAGCAGTAACACACCGCCATCCACGAATACGCCAACAGCTTGTGCAACAGCACCTTCTGCAGTTGGCTTCGTTTTCGTGAATTCATTCGCTTCATAGTAAGCGGCTTCACAAGTGAAGGCCGGAGCATCGCCCTCTTTGATTGGCCCATCAAAATGGCCATCAACATGACACGTCACCGTCACGCCAACTTCTACCGATTGAGTGGGCACGACCACCAAAGCACCAACCAGAGCAGGAACATCTTTCACCAAACCGCCAGCAGGAGCGACCACCGCAATTTTTTTACCATCGCTATAACGCATAGTTTTCACCATAAAAAAGGGCGAGCATCTGCTCACCCATGTCAACCAAGTAACCTATACCAGGTTACGCAAATGTCGCTTTCGCAATGCCACGGCGATCCAACACTTTCGACGTAATGTCGTAAGTAATGCGGAACTTCGCACCGTCACTTGTCCAGCCGTCGCCTGTTTCCAACCACGGGTCTTGCTGACCATCAAGGAAGCCCATCACCACCGTGTCGAAGTCTTTCGCCGTTAAACCAATCGCACCTTTAATGTCAGCAACACGGGCGGTCTCAATTACCTTGTTGAACTTCTTATAGGCAGGGTTGAAGCTGTCCGGTTTAGATGCCGTATTCAACACGGCTTCCAACATGGAAGCGTGATCGGGGCTGGCAATCAGGATTTCACCACGCAGGTCCAACGCATCACCACCGCCATCTTTTGAACCATCAAAAGGAACAGAGGTGGCTGTCGCGAAAATTTTGTGCAACGCCATGATCAAAGCCTGATAGTCACCCGCGGCAACACCTGTTTTTAAGTTGCCCCACTTATCGGCGCTGGGTGGAGCTAAGAAGATATCTTTTCCATCGCCCATCTTACCGCTCAGGATAGCGTTAAACATCAGTTTGTCCGACAGGCGGTAACCTGCCTGCATGAACTTACGTGGCACTTTGGCGATCAAACCGATTTCGTCATTGATGATGGCTTGACGGGTGAATTGAATCGCACGGCCAAAGGTCGCCAACTGAATACGCTCGCCGCTGCCTTTTAAGATCGCCGCTTTGTATTCACCATCTTCACCAATCGACATTAGGTCCGGCGAGTCATTCACCATCACTAATTCCGTTTCACGGAAATCACTGAGGTTTTCGGTATTCGCCAGTTCTTTCCACAATGGCGCACGCACTTTGGCTTCATCGCGCATTACGGTGCGAATACTCTCGGTAATGATGTCGCCGAAATCACCCGAGTTAAACGCGCGGTTGACCAGCTCATTTTTGCTCATGGCAGATCCCGCGTTCACACCCAATGCAGCACGCGCCATGTTCAGTAACGATTCATGGCCAAAGCTGTTGTCTTTTTCCAGCTCGCCAACACCTGCCCGGGCATTCAGTGCATTCTGCAGTTCATCTTTGACGTGGTCACCGTTGCCCAAGCGCAGGTGAGTAGCCGTAAGATTCGCTTTAGTACCCGCACTGCTTTGATCGCCCAGCACATTCAGCAGCTGCTCACTGGCAGTTTCAATGGTAATGTTCGGGTTGCTCAGAACCTGATTCGTCAGCTCATCACTCAGATTCAAGCTTTTGCATAGGTTACGCAGGTTTTCTTTCTCGTTACCCATGTTTTGTAGAATCTTAGAGGAC